TCCTGTTGGTTACCATGTTATGGGATCTGGGCGTTTGATGAAAGATAGTGAGCATGAAGAGAAAGAGGGTGGAGAAGAAACCAAGAAAAATGGTAACGGCAATGGTGACAATGGTGATGGTGGAGCAGTAAGCGAAGGTTGGTCTGAGAAATATAAGAAGTCTATCGACTGCAAGAATCCAAAAGGTTTCTCACAAAGAGCACACTGTCAAGGTAGAAAGAAAGTGAACGAAGCAAAAGAAAAAGACCATGAAGTCTCAATGGCGAAGACTCAGGTCAAAAAGTCTATTGATAATCTTCAGAAGGTAGCAAAGGTTTTAGCAAAGAAAACTGATGCAGATAATCTTCCTGCTTGGGTTCAAGCAAAACTAACTGATACTGAGCACAACACTGACGCTGCTGCTTCTTACATGACTGGTAAAGAAGACCTTGATGAAGGTAAGCGTGATGGTAAGTCTGCTAAGGACAAAGACTATTCACTCCGTGACTGGTTTGCTGGTGGCGGATGGGTTCAGGCAGGTGGTAAGTATGATGGTAAACCTTGTGCTAAGCAGAAAGGTCAAAAGACCAAACCATTCTGCCGTGATGCTGATGACCGTGCAGCAATGAGTGAGGATGAAAGAGAGAAGAGAGCAAAGAAGAAGCGTAAGGAAGATCCAAATCCAAATAGAAAAGGTAAGGCAAAGATGGTAAGAGAGTCTAACTGGAGAGAAGAATTACAAGAAAAAATTGGTATTCCTACTGGTCCTAAAACAAAATTTCCTAAAGATACACCAGAAAGTCTTTTGCAAAGAATAGTATATCCTGAAAAAGTGATACCAGTAAAGCAGGCTAGCATTGGCGATAATTTCCAACGCACAGCAGTTAATGTTGGTAATCAGTTCAAAGGTCCAGGTAATGCTGGTATGATGTCTCCAAAGGATATTGAGAGAAGCAATAAAGGTATTGGACCAAGAATTCAAGGAACTATTAAACTACAACAAGCACATTATGAACCACAAGGTGAAGTAGTCTCAGAAAAGAAAGACGCTTGCTACAAGAAAGTCAAGGCAAGATATGATGTTTGGCCAAGTGCTTATGCTTCTGGTGCATTAGTCAAGTGCCGTAAGGTTGGTGCTGCCAACTGGGGTAATAAGACTAAAAAAGAGTCTTATGATTATTCCAACTGGAGAGATGACTTCAAGGCTCTTGAGATTGAAACGATTGATTTGATTAAGGCAGAACCTCTTATTGGGGAAGGTGCTCAGTATCAAGTAGGAGATACAATTCCAGATTCCGCAACTAAACCAAAACCAAAACCAACTGGATCTGCAAGATACAAGTTTGGTGTTGATCCAAAACTGGAAGGTCCAGAAAAACCTCTAAAAAAGGAAGGATACTCTAACTGGAGAGAAGAACTTTTAGAATCTGATGATAAGGTTACTAACATCAATAAGGGAAAACGTCTTGATGCCAAGCAACAGGCATTCAAAGATATGGGAAGTACACCATATGACCCAAATGAGGGTAGAAGACGTGGTAAGAAAATCTTAGATCGTCTCCTTGGACAACCAGACATTCAAGATGAATATATCCCTGAAGATTGGCAAAAAGTCAATAAAAAAGATAAGACTGACGGTATGAGTCAGAAGGCAGTTAATGCTTATAAGCGTGAGAACCCCGGTTCAAAGTTGCAAACTGCTGTAACTGAAAAAAACCCAACTGGTAAGAGAGCAGAGAGACGCAAGAATTTCTGTTCTCGTTCCAATGGTCAGAGAAAGATGCACAACATCGATTGCTCTAAGACTCCAGACAAGGCAATTTGTAAAGCACGTAAGCGTTGGAGATGCTGATGAAAAGCTTCAATCAATTTCTATCAGAGAGTATCACCATCAATGGTGATTTCAATGGAACTCTTAATGTAGGAGGTTCCTCACCAGAACAAGCAAGCGAATCCTATTTCGCAGATGTTGTCTGGGAAGGTAAAATATATAGAATGGAGATAGAAGGTTCTATGCCTTCCAAGAATGAACTAGCAGAAAACCTTCAAGGAGAATATCCTGGTGCTGTTGTCCACAACATCTACCCAGCATCTCAGAGTCCAGTAAATATTAAAAGTTCTCAAAGGTATCGTCCAGAAAGATTAGGTTGGAGTGATTAATGGCTCAGTGGAATAAAAATAATCAAGACTATCTTAATCAAGAGAGAACTCTCTTTGAAGTTTATATGTGTGCCGACAAGTACGGCAACATTGGTGCTTGTGGTGGAGATACTCAATTTGATCTGAATGTTGCTGCTGGGATTACTACACAACTAGCAAACGTTCATAAGTTTGGTGCCGTATTGACCACAGCAGCAACTTATGATACTGTTTGGACTGTGGGAGGAGCATATACTTTCCCATCTTCTGCAGGAATTGTTACCGTAACTTCCAGTTCTACTCAGGATGATTCTGGTGGAACAGGAGCACTCACAGTTCGCCTTCAAGGTCTAGATGCAAACTACAATGAAGTAGAAGAAGATTTTACTCTTAATGGAACTGTTGGTGTTGCTGGAACTGTAGAATTTTTAAGAACTCATAGAGCATTTGTTCTTACTGGTAACAATGATAATAATAACGTAGGTGCTATTAATTTCACTCACAGTGTAGGAGTTACTTGCCAGATTGCCGCAGGAATGGGTCAATCGCAGGTTACCTTCTATACTATTCCAGCAGGTAAGAGTGGATATTTGAGAGCATTTGCTGCAACGATGAATAAGAACCAAGAGAATACTGTTAGATTATTTCAGAAAAAACCAGATGGTGGTGTATTCAGACTTGCTAGTGAATTAAATCTATATAATAGTAACATGCACACTACTTTCAGTATTCCATTATACTTCACAGAAAAAACAGATCTTGAGGTAAGAACATATACTGGTTCCAACTGTACAGTGTCATCAATGTTTGACTTACTAGTTGTAGATAATTAAAATTTATGAGAAATGATGATATTTACTTAGGTAATCCGCTACTTAAGAAAGCGAATGTACCTATTGAATTTACTCAGGAACAGATTGAGGAGTTTATTAAATGTAAGAATGATCCTGTATATTTTGCAAAAAATTACATTAAAATTATTTCTCTCGACGAAGGTTTAGTTCCATTTGACATTTACCCATTTCAGGAGAAATTAGTTAATAATTTCCATAATCACAGATTTAATATCTGTAAGATGCCTCGACAGTCTGGTAAGTCCACTACTGTGGTTTCTTACCTTCTTCATTATGTGGTATTCAATGATAATGTAAATGTCGGCATTCTTGCAAACAAAGCGTCAACTGCAAAAGATCTTTTGGGAAGACTTCAAAAGTCTTATGAGAATCTACCCAAATGGATGCAGCAAGGTGTTCAGGTTTGGAATAAAGCATCTCTAGAATTGGAAAATGGTTCTAAGATCATTGCTGCTTCAACCTCAGCATCCGCTGTCCGAGGAATGTCGTTCAACATCATCTTCTTGGACGAATTTGCGTTTATTCCAAACCACATTGCAGATGAATTCTTTAGTTCAGTATATCCAACTATTTCATCTGGTAAGACTACCAAAGTAGTTATTGTTTCTACCCCTAAGGGTATGAATCATTTCTACAGGTTGTGGCATGATGCCGAAAGAAACAGAAATGAATATGTTCCTACAGAAGTTCATTGGTCAGAAGTTCCAGGTAGAGACGCAAAGTGGAAAGAGCAGACCATTGCAAACACTTCCGAACAACAGTTCCAACAAGAATTTGAGTGCGACTTCCTTGGATCATCAGACACTCTTATCTCCAGTGCAAAATTAAGGTCTTTGGTTTTCGAAAGTCCTATAAAAAGAAATAAAGGTCTTGATATATACTCAAACCCAGTTCCAGAAAGAAACTATTTTATTACCGTAGACGTTTCTAGAGGAACAGAAAATGATTACTCTGCATTTATTGTATTTGATATTACAGAATTTCCATGGAGGATTGTTGGCAAATACAGAAACAATCAAATCAAACCTATGCTATTTCCAAACATCATTTATGATGTAGCAAAAGCATATAATCAGGCATATGTTTTAGTTGAAGTAAATGATATTGGTGAGCAAGTTGCCAGCATTATGCACTTTGATCTAGAATACGAAAATATTCTCATGTGCTCTATGCGAGGTAGAGCAGGTCAAATTGTTGGTCAAGGATTTTCTGGAACAAAATCTCAACTTGGACTTAAGATGTCCAAGACCGTTAAAAAGATTGGTTGTTCAAACTTGAAGACTTTAATTGAAGATGATAAGTTACTATTCACAGACTATGAAATTATATCTGAACTTACCACATTTATTCAAAAAAATCAATCATTTGAAGCAGAAGAAGGGTCAAATGATGACCTGGCAATGTGTTTGGTAATATTTGCCTGGTTAGTTGTTCAACCATACTTCAAAGAGATGACGGACAACGATGTTCGTAAGAGAATTTATGAAGAACAGAGGAATCAAATTGAACAAGATATGGCCCCATTCGGATTTATTTCTGACGGTCTTGATGATGACATTGCTATTGTAGATTCTCAGACTGGAGATCGATGGATAAAAGCATCGGACAAGAGTTGGAACGTAGATGAATATGGAGATAGGTCTTACATGTGGGAGTACGGCTAGGTTTAAAAGGAATAATTTATAAATAATCTATAGAGCAATGAAGATTCATCAGAGGAATTAAAATGCCTATAGGTTTAGTGTCACCTGGAACTAAGGTTAGAGAAGTTGATTTAACACAGGGTCGTATCGACAATGTAGTTTCAACTACTGGTGCTATTGTAGCACCATTTTACAGAGGTCCTGTAGAAGATCCTATTCTCATTGAGAATGAGCAGCAATTAATAGATACATTTGGTAAGCCATCTCAAAACGATGCTCACTATGAGTACTGGCTTTCAGCATCTAATTACTTGACCTATGGCGGAAATCTTCGTGTTGTCAGAGTAACTGGAGACAATCTTAAGAACGCAAATGCTTCTAATTTATCTGGAGGCAGTTCTTCATTACTCATCAAAAATTACGAAGACTATCAGAACAGTTACAGTTCTGCAACTGGTTGGAAATGGGCAGCAAAGAATCCAGGATCCTGGGCAAACGATGTCAAGGTTTGTGTAATTGATGCGTTTGCTGATCAAATTATTACTGGGATCAGTACTGGATCATTAACTGCATCAACTACTACAACTAGCACGATTGCAACTGGTGTTGGTACTTTTAGTGAGCAGTATGACACCAGTATTGGATTTACTACTACAAGCGTTCAAGTTGGTGACTCTGTTAGTGGAACCTACGTATCTGCAGGAACAACGGTATTTGCTATTGGTGTAGGTACAATTTACTTATCACAACCAACTTCAATTACTGGTGTTGGGACAACATCTTTAACTATTACTAGAACCACTGTAAGTGGTACAGCATCATATGATGCTGTTAGAGTCGGAACAGCAGTAACTCAAGCAATTTCTGGAGTTGTTGCAGGATCTGGAACAACCACACTCTTAGATGGATATCTTAGAGGAGTTGTCACTGGAGTAGGAAATACACTGTCTGTAAACTCTGTTGGAGTTGGAACAGATACTATTACGGTTAAGATTACAGATCACGTTTCTGCTGCAGGAACTGTAACTCCAGTATCATATACTCAGTCTGGAATTTATGCCTTTGCTGCTGGTGCGATTGGAGTAGGAACTCAACCAAATACACTTCAAACCGCAGGATCTGTAACTGACTGGTACGATCAACAAACTCTCGGATTAGAAAACGCCAATCTCTACTGGAAAGAAGTTGCTGAAAGGCCATCAACTTCAAACTATGCAACAAGCAGAAGTTCGAAGAACGATGAAATCAACGTCGTAGTTATTGACGACAAAGGAACTATTTCAGGAACTCCTGGAACAATCTTAGAAAAGTTTGTCGGTCTTTCTAAAGCAGCAGATGCCACAACTGCGAATAACGGTCCTATTTACTATAAGGACTTTATTGCAGATAATTCTGCATACC